GCTTTGCAAGATGAAATTCTTGCGGCTTATGCCGAAGGGCGAGTCCGTTAAACTTATTAATTTAGGAGATTTATAAAATGGCAGCAGTAACATACCCAGGCGGTAGTACATCTATCGTTAACAAAACAGCAGCAGATAAATTCATTCCAGAAATCTGGTCTGATGAAGTAATCGCTGCATATCAAAAGAACCTAGTATTGGCAAACCTCGTCAACAAAATGACGATGAAGGGCAAGAAGGGCGACACGCTCCATATTCCTAAGCCAACACGTGGTGTTGCAACAGCTAAAGCAGCTAACACTGCAGTTACCATCCAAGCTGACACCGAGACCGAAGTATTAGTTTCGATTGACCAGCACTTCGAGTACTCACGTTTCATCGAAGACATCGTCGAAGTTCAGGCTTTGGCATCCCTCCGTCGTTTCTACACTGACGACGCTGGCTATGCTTTGGCTAAGAAAGTTGACGACACATTGTTCCAATTAGGCAAGTCCTTTGGTAACGGTGACGCTTCTGACTGGACACACAGCACCAGCTATTACATCGACGTGTCTACTGGTCTCACAGCTTACGCTGAAGACACTGTAGTTACTGGCGACGTATTTACTGACGCTGGCTTCCGTGCCTTGATCAAACTCATGGACGATGCTGATACCCCAATGGATGGTCGTTTCTTCGCAGTTCCTCCATCACTTCGTGCAGCTATCATGGGTATTGATCGTTACAACAGCTCTGATTTCGTTGATGGTCGTGGTGTAAACAACGGTCAGATCGGTCAGCTCTATGGTATCGACATTTATGTAACAAGCAACTGCCCAGTCATTGAGACTGACGCTAACAACAGCGTTGGTGGCGATGTTAAAGCAGCTATCTTGGCTCATAAAGATACCATGGTTCTTGCTGAGCAGATGTCTGTTCGTTCACAGACTCAGTACAAACAAGAGTATTTATCTACTCTGTACACTGCTGACACCCTCTACGGTGTTAAAGTAGTACGTCCTGAGACTGGCTTTGTATTAGCTGTTAACGGCTAATAGTAGTTCCTAAGACTCTCCAGCTTTGGCTGGGGAGTTTTCTTTAAGTGCATTCGATGAGTGTATTTAAACAAACATAGGAGATAGATCTTGAGTATTTATCGTGGAGCAGGTGGCTCAGGTGACGCAGTTAATGATGCTTCTAGCGAGGCAGTATTAGCAATACAAGCTAAAAATGCTGCACTAGCTGCTCAAGCTGCTGCAGAGACAGCAGAGACCAACGCAGAAACTGCTGCAACAAACGCAGCAAATTCCGCAGCAGCGGCTGCTACTTTTGATCCAGCATTATATTTATCTAAAGCAGGAAATCTATCTGGTTTAGCAAGTACTTCTACCTCAAGAACTAATCTTGGTCTAGGCTCTAGTGCCACTCAAAACTCCAATAGTGTTAGTATCACAGGTGGCTCTATTGCTGGTATTACTGATTTAGCAGTAGCAGACGGCGGTACAGGTGTATCAACCCTGACTGGTATTGTTAAAGGTAATGGCACTTCTGCTTTTTCTGCAGCGACTGCTGGCACAGACTATGTAGCACCTGCTACAGCAACAACATTTACTGCTTTACAAACATTTGCTGGCACATCCTCTAATGCTGATATAAAAACTTCTAATATTGTAGAAACAATAACTGTATCGGCAACAGCAGCGACTGGTACAATTAACTACGACATTACAACTCAGTCTGTTATATATTACACTACTAACGCAAGCGGTAACTTTACTGTAAACTTCAGAGGTTCTAGCGGTACTTCTTTAAATACATTGATGGCAACTGGCGAATCAATGTCAGCTACCTTTATGGTAACGAATGGAGCCACTGCTTACTACAACTCTGCAGTTCAAGTTGACGGTAGTAGTGTGACTCCTAAGTGGCAAGGCGGTACTGCTCCTACAAGCGGTAATGCAAGTTCCATTGATATTTATAACTATGTAATTATTAAAACAGGTTCAGCAGCATTTACTGTTTTAGCTTCCCTAACTAAGTTTTCTTAATGCCAAGACTATCTAAGATAGGCTCTGCTGCTCTTTCTTCGTTTGGTTTTACTGCTGGAGCTACTTCCTATTCTGCTACTTATTTTATAGCTGCTGGTGGAGGAGGTGCTAACTTTGGAGGTGGCGGTGCTGGCGGTTACTTAACAACATCAACTACTTTTACCAGTGGAGTCGTATATACTGTTACAGTTGGGGCAGGAGGAGCAGGCTCTACTTATCCATCTAATGGCGGTAATGGAAGTACTTCGTCTCTTGTCGGAACAGGAGTGTCTGCAACAGCGACAGGAGGCGGAGGTGCTGGCGGTGTAGGAGTAGGTCAAAACGGTGGGTCAGGTGGTGGTGCTTCTATTGGTAATCAAGCTGGTGGTGCTGGAGTTTCAGGTCAAGGTTTTGATGGTGGTAGTTCACTTGCTGTTACATTTAATGCAGGCGGTGGCGGAGGTGGGGCGAGTGCTGTAGGAACTAACGCACCTTCATCAACTCAAGGCGGTGATGGTGGTAACGGTATTGCTACATCAATTTCAGGTTCTTCTGTAACTTATTGTGGCGGAGGTGCTGGTTGCTCTACTAATGGTGCTGGTGGTGGTTCTAATGGTACAGGCGGGGGTGGAGCAGCTAATACTGGTGGTGGCGGTGGTGGCAATGGCGTAACCTTAAATTCAGGTGGTTCAGGAATTGTTATTATTTCTGTACCTACATCAAGCTACACAGGAACAACTACTGGAAGCCCTACAGTTACTACTAATGGTTCTAATACAATTATTACTTTCACTTCTAGCGGAACATACACAGCATGAGCCACTTTGCAAAGATAGAGAATGGTTTAGTTAGCCAAGTAATTGTGGCAGAACAAGACTTTATTGATACTCAAGAAGGTCAATGGGTTCAGACTTCTTACAACACCAAAGGTAATCAACATCCAAATGAAACTCCTTTAAGAGGAAATTACGCTGGTATTGGTTACACATACGATGCAGTTAATGATGTGTTCTATGCTCCACAGCCTTATCCAAGCTGGACATTAAACACAACGACATGGTTATGGGATGCTCCATTTCCTATGCCAACAGACGGTAAATATTACATTTGGAACGAAACAACAACAACATGGAATGAGCTATAGCAATGAACGAAATTAATCCTGTAGAATATGGTAAATTAGTACAGTCTGTAGAGAACCTAGAATCCAAAGTCAGTGCAATGGAGCACGACATCAAGAAACTTGTTGCTATGGCTGAGAGATCGAAAGGTTCTTTATGGGCTATCATGGGGGTTGCCTCGGTATTCGGTGGCTTTGTTACTTGGATGGCTGACTTGGTGTTTAAGAAATGAGTATTATACATTCCATAGGAAAGAACTTAACAGCGAATACGCTGACTACTCTTTTTACTGTTCCTACTCGTAGCTTAGCAAAGACTACTAATATCCTAGTAAGTAACCACAGTAGTTCTGCTAAACATATTACTGTGTATTGGTATGATGCTAGTGCCAACGTATCGATAGAGATTCTGTATCAGTACAATTTAACAGCAAAGAATTATTTAGTATTAAATAATGGTTTCTACTTTATGATGGATGAAAACGATGAACTTAGAGCTATCTCAGAAACAGGCTCAACCACCACAATCGTAGCGTCGTTTGAGATAGAGCAACGCAGTTCCGTACAGCAGTTTAACTAAGGAGTAGTGATGAAAAAAACTAAAGCAGAGAAGAAGATTTCTAAGGTAATGCGGGAGTACAAAAAAGGCGAATTGAATATTGGTAAGTCTCCTAAGAAAGTAACATCTCGTAAACAAGCAGTAGCAATTGCTTTAAGCCAAGCTGGAATGTCTAAACCAATGAAGAAAGGTAAGTAATATGCCAATGGTCAAAGAGAAGAAGTTTCCCTATACAACTAAGGGTAAGAAGCAAGCTAAGCAGTATGCCAAGAAGACTGGTGCTAAGGTAGTTGCTAAGCCTATGAAGAAGATGGGAGCAATGCGTGGCTACTAAACCCGGATTATATGCCAATATCGCAGCCAAGCGTCGTCGTATCGCTGCCGGATCAGGCGAGAAGATGCGTAAGCCTGGCACTAAAGGTGCGCCATCGGCTAAAGACTTTAGAGATGCCGCTAAAACAGCTAAAAAGAAGAAATAATGGTTAAGAAGGTATATCAGAACCCTGAAGGCGGTTTAAACGCCAAAGGAAGGGCTTATTTTAAGCGAACTGAGGGAGCTAACCTCAAACCTCCAGTTTCTGCAAAAGAGGCTCAAAAGTCCCCTAAAGCTGCCAAAAGGCGTAAGAGCTTTTGTGCAAGGATGGGCGGAGTTGCTGGTCCGATGAAGGATAGCAAAGGAAGACCTACTCGTAAAGCCTTAGCATTAAAGAAATGGGATTGTTAAGATTTTACTTGACAAAATAGTCAAATTATGATAGGATAACGCATGGCTTCGTATAATTATATTCAACTTGTTAATGATGTCCTAATTCGCTTGCGTGAGCCAGAGGCTTCTTCTGTCTCGGATAACGCCTATGTAAAACTTATAGCTCGTTATGTAAATGATTCAAAAAGACAGGTTGAAGATTCCTATAACTGGAATTGTTTATCAGAAACATTATCAGCGACAACTACGGCTGATGTCTTTAATTATGTTTTAGAAGGATCCGGACAGCGTTTTCGAGTTATTGATGTTCTAAATGATACTGATAATTTCTTTGTTGAGAATGCCTCCACTATTTGGATGGATCAACAGTTCTTGTTGACAACTCCTCAGAAAGGCAGTCCTAAGTATTATAACTTTAATGGAACAGACAGCAACGGCGATACTCAAGTGGATCTTTTCCCTATTCCTAATGGGGCTTATAATATCCGCTTTAACATTATCAAACCACAAGTTCCATTAGCTGTCAATGCTGATATTTTATTAGTTCCGCATGAGCCAGTTATTTTAGGTGCATTAGCTAGGGCGCAAGCCGAGCGTGGAGAAGACGGTGGCGTACAATCTGGTGAGACATATCTTTTATATCGTCAAAGTCTATCTGATGCTATCTCCTTAGAATCAAATCGCTATATTGAAGAATCCCAGTGGAATTGGGTCTAAATGGCTAGTAAATTACAAACATCGTCAATAGCTGCTCCGGGATTCTACGGATTAAATCTCCAAGAATCTAGTGTTACATTAGCTTCGGGCTATGCCTTGAAAGCACAGAATTGTATCATTGACAAGTACGGACGTATTGGAGCAAGACAAGGATGGACACCAGTAAACTCCTCAGTTAATACTGACTTAGGATCTAGTAATGCAGTAGAGTTTATATTTGAAGTAGTAGATGGTGGAAGCAATCAAGTATTAAGTGCTGGTAATAATAAGTTATTCGTAGGAACAACTACGATGACTACTAAGACAGTACGAAATGCTACTAATAGTGGCGATGCTACTTATACCATCACAGGTAACAACTGGCAAGGTGCTGCAATGTCTTACGGAGATGTTAGCGACTTTCAGCCTCATGTGTATTTAGCACAAGCATCACATCCTATGCTAGTGTATCACGAGTTGCCTACCTCTGGCGGTGGTTTTAATGACCACACAAGCGGTACATTTGGATACCAAAGAGTTGGAGATGCTGCTGCGTTACCTTCTAATCACACTACTTCTACTTTCATGCCTAGCTGGGTGTTATCCGCTTACGGCAGGATATGGTGTGGCGGTATCTCAGGAGACACTCAGACTGTCTATTTTAGTGACTTATTAGCTGGCACAGACTTTCAGAATGGAACTGCTGGTTATTTAAATATGCAAGAAGTTCTTCCTAACGGAGATCCTGTAGTAGCTGCTGCTGCACATAATGGAAATATTATATTCTTTGGTCGCAAGAACATAGCTATTTATGCTAATCCATTAGACACAGGATCTTTAACTCTTATTGAGGTTATCTATAACGTAGGATGTCTTGCTAGAGATTCAATACAAAATATAGCAACTGATGTATTGTTTTTATCTGACTCAGGAGTTCGTAGCCTACAGCGTGTAGTCCAAGAGAAGTCTATGCCTATGCGTGATATCTCTAAGAATGTTCGTGATGAGTTAATGTCTGCTGTTAATTCAGAGACAGACTTAACTAAGATTAAAAGCGTCTACTATGAAAAAGATGCTATATATTTATTAACGCTTCCTATAACTAAGTTTGTATATTGTTTCGATACTCGTGCTCCATTACAAGACGGTGCAATGAGAGTTACAGTTTGGGATAACATAGAACCTAAGTCATTCTTTGTAACCCAAGGAAGAGATTTATATCTAGGAAAACCGGGATATATTGGTAAGTATTCTGGCTATGCTGATAATACCGCAAGCTATCGTCTTGCATATTATACTAATCATTTTGACTTTGAGGCTTCTACAATATTAAAAGTATTAAAAAAGATTGGTTGGGTAATAATTGGCGGCACTAATCAAGCTGTCGCAATTAAATGGAGTTTTGATTATAGTGAAAACTACCAAGCCACTACTTACTTTTTAGATGCTGCTACGGTATACGAATATAATAACTCTACTACGGATGCTATTTCTGGTTCTACTGAGTACAACATTGCTGAGTACTCTTCTGGTATTGTTATAGATCGTTTTAATATCAATGCTGGTGGACAAGGAACAATCATGCAACTTGGTTTAGAAGCAGATATTAATGGAAATGCGGTATCAATTCAAAAGATAGACGTTGCAATTAAAAAAGGAAAGACTTTAGTCTAAGGACATAACATGGCAAATTATACAAAAGCAACTAATTTTACAGCTAAGGATACCTTACCAACAGGTAATGCAGGTAAGATTGTTAAAGGCACAGAGATTGATACTGAGTTTACAGCTATTGCTTCTGCGATTTCATCTAAAGCAGATAGTAATAGTCCTACATTCACAGGTACTCCTACAGCTCCTACTGCGTCCGCAGGTACAAACACAACACAATTAGCAACAACCGCATTTGTTCAAGCTGCTGGTGGTCGTATTATACAGACAGTTTCTAGCACTTCAACAACAGTTTTTAGTACTACATCTACTTCTTTTGTGTCTACAGGACATACTGCAACTATTACACCTACTTCTACATCGAGTAAGATTCTGTGTTTAGTGACTTCCGAATTAGCTCAAGCAAGCACAAATTTAAATACGCACATGACTTTGTTTAGAGATTCTACTAATTTAGCAGGTTCTGGTAATGCGTTTTGTGATGTTTTAAGTTCTGCTGGTAATATTTACGCTAATGCTGCTATCAATTATTTAGATTCTCCAAGTTCTATTTCTGCATTAACTTATTCAACACGAATATTAGTAGATGGCGGTACTGGGGTTTACAATGCAGGTGGTACTGGAGTTACTGCTGGTCGTGCAAGCATTGTTTTATTGGAGATTTTATAATGAGTCAGACTATTGGTATTCCACAAGCATTATCTACACTCACACCCAACGCTCAATGGGCTTTAATAGGAACAGTTTACTCTGGTCTACAGTGGCTAGACTCCGTTGTAGCTAAACCAACAGAGCAGGAAGTAAACGCTGAGATTGCTCGTCTACAAGCAGAAGAGCCATTAAAGAACTGTAAAGAAGAAGCTAAAAAGCGTATCGCTGCATCAGACTGGTCAGTCTTACCTGATGTTGGTCTTAGCAATGTTTCAGAGTTTGAGGCATATCGTGCAACACTTCGTGCCTTGATTAAGAATCCAGTAGCAAATCCTTCTTTTCCTACTGAGCCTAATCCAGTCTGGTCATGAAAGTTCCTGTAGTCCTTAGACAAGACTACATAATGTATTTAGAGTTATTTGAAGGAATGTTGTGGTTTCATACAGATGTACATAAGTGGACAGTCGAGATAAAAGCAAAGTACTTAGAAGACTTAAACATATTGCAGTATTTAGTAAACTGTCCTTTAGTAGCAATGGTGAATCAACGAGATAAGAAACTAGGTAAATTTAGTAGAGTAATTGGTTTTAAATATGAACAACCATTTTTAGGTAATGATAAACAAATGTATGACATCTACAGTAGGAGTAAATAATGGGTAGCGTTGTTAGTGCAATCGCAGGTCCAATCTTATCGATTGGTGGCGGATTAATTTCTGGAAGCAAAGGTGCAGATGCTGCCAAAGGACAGGCGGAAGCGCTTCGTGCTGCAGGACTTCGTTCTTCCAACATGGCACAGTTCCGTCCTATTGGACTAAGAACTGGATTTGGCAGCTCTAATTTCAGAGTAAACGAACTAGGACAAGTCGAAGAAGCTGGATATACACTAAGTCCAGAGTTAGAAGCTCTTCGTAATCGTTTTACAACAGGCGCTACTGGCTACGATCCTACTCGTTTACAACAACTAACAGAGCCTATTTACGGTGGAGCAGCATCGTTATTTAACTTAGGTGGTAGTTATCTAGGTGCAAGCCCACAAGAGGTTGCAGCTAAATACATCTCAGATAGACAAGGATTATTACAACCTAGTCGTGCTGCTGAGTTTGGTAGAATAGAAGCTCGGAACTTTGCTACAGGTCGTGGAGGCTTAGGTGTCAATACAGGAACTGGTGGAGCGCCGTCAAATCCTGCATTACAGGCATATTATAATTCTATATTCCAACAAGACAAACAATTAGCTGCAGAAGCAGATCAAGCTGCCATGGATCGTATTCGGTTCGGTGGAGAATTATATGGCGCTGGTGGTAAACTTGCTTCAGGCATTCCATCGTTGTTTAGTAGTTCGTTCTTACCGATTAGCACTCAACTAGAGTTAGCAAAATCTGTTGAAGGTTTCGGACAACAGCCATATCAAATGAGTTTAGACTTAGCTAATGCACAATCCGGTGCTGGTGCAAGAGCAGGTCAGTTATATCTGTCCCCTCAACAAGCCGCAGCAGATGCCTATTCTAGATACCAAGGTTATAGTCCATTAGGAACAGCCATGAGTGGTTTAGGAAGTTCAATCAGTGGCGGAGGATTTGGTGGTTTTGGCGCTGATATGGGTATTGGTGGTTCTGGTTTAAATCCTTATAATCGTTACGGTAGTGGGTTATTTGATTGGGGTAGAGCGCCAACAGGGTCTACTGGTTTTGAATCGTGGGAAAGTCCCTACATTTAGTAAAAGGAATTAACATGGCTGACATTAATTTATTCGGAGTAGACCCAGCAGCGTTGCAACAGCAACGAGCTGCGACTGATTTCTCTAACGCATTTAGATTTGCTCAGTTAGATCCATTAGAAAGAGCTAATCTGTCAATCTACCAAGGTGGTGCTGGACTTGGTCGTGGAATTAATCAGCTTCTTGGCGGAGATGAACAGCTTAATCGTGCTACACAGGTTCGACAGTTGGCATCACAGTTTGATATGACATCGGCTGAAGGTATAGGACAGTTTGCTCAGGCAGTATCTTCGTTTGCTCCAGAGGTTGCTCAAGCCGCTATTAAGCGTCGTGATGAGATGCGATTAACTTCTGCAAATATATTCCAAAAGTCAGGAGAGAACATTAATACGCTAATTTCTTCTGGTAAATTTACTCCAGAAAGTTTAGCGGCTTATAGACAGAGTCGTGATCCTGCTGATTTAGTATTGGTAGAAAAAGGTAAAACGATTGGATTGTCGGTAGACGGGCAGCAGGTATACCAATCGGGAGATTCTCAGTATATTCTAGGACCGGGCGGACAACGTGTGCCTTACTATGGAAGACTAGAAAGCAAAACACCGAAGACTGAAATTAAGCTGCCTCCGGGACCAAAGAATGTTCTTGAAATAGATAAGAAAGATGCTGAAGATATACTTAAAAATAGAAACTCATTAGAAAAGTCTATTCCATTACTAGAGAACTCTATTGCTCAATTAGAGCGAGGAATTATTGGCGGAACATTTTCCGATGCAAGAACTGCCTTAGCAACAGGATTGTCAAGTGCCGGTATAAAAGATCCAAATATTACAAGATACTTAGCAAATACAAAGACTTTTAATGCTAATCGTATTGAACTTGCAACAGCAATTGCAAAACAGTTGGGTGTTAATCCAACAGATCGAGACTTCCAAGCATCATTAGATCGTTTTGCGTCGGCTAGTGAGAATCCCGCATCGTCCAGAATATTCTTAACTGAAATGACGGCATTAAAGAAACAACAATTGATTGATGCTAATAATGCGTTGAATTATTTTAGACAAAATGAAGGATCATTTGCAGGATACGATAGACCACTACCTAGAGCGTTTTCGGGCGCAGGAAGCGAGTTGTCTGGTATGTCTACAGAGCAACTTCGTAGAGAAATAAATAAACTCAAAAACCCAACTCCAAAACAGTAAGGATTAATTAATGGCAACTTTGGAAGAATTAGAAGCCGAATTAGCTCGTCGTGAAAGAGATGAGCGTTCTATAGCAGATCAGATTGTTTCTGGAGGTAAGGCTTTAATCGGGGGAGCAAAATCTGGTGCAACTGGATTAATGACGTTTCCTGCAGAAGTTGCCAGTATTCCATTACAGGCAGCAGGACCGTATGCTCCTTTTGGTATGTCTGCTTCGCCTACGAATATTGCAAGAGAAAGATTTGAGATACCACAAGAACCTAAGTCAGGTGCGGAGCAGTTTTTGTATCGCTTTGGCGAAGGCGCAGCACCGGCGATGGCTTTTGCGGCTCCGTCTTACTTAGCTGGTCCACTTGTCGGAACAGTAGCCACCGGTACGGCTGGTCTTGTAGGCGGGCTGTCAAATGTTGCTGGTAAATATTTGTTCCCAGAATCTCCTACAGGGCAACTGGCTGTTGGAGTATTGCCGGGATTGTTTGCAGGAGCAGCAACAAGAGTAAGACGAAATGTCCCAGAAACAGGAACTCCGTCGGTGTCTGCTGAAACAGGTATTCCTATGACATCTGGACAGCGTACAGGATCTGAAGCTGCACTTCGTCAAGAAAAAGCTGTCTCTACAACCGAGGGCGGTGCGCCAATATTTAAACAGTTTAATTTAAATCAAGCGAATACTGCTGAAGACTTTGCTAACAAAATACAACAGTTTGGTGCAAATCAAAACTTAACAGCAACTGATATTAACAAAGGCGTTATTGACGCTGTTAATTTCCAGAACAACAGACTTGTTAACAAATTTAGAGCGCAGAATCGTGTTAACTTTGGTGAAGCTAAGAAGGTAGCCGGTAATGATCCTATTTTTGGAACAGATAACTTAAATACAACATTAGATAATCAAATTGCATTGTATTCTAGCGATAAAATGCCAGCAGAATTACGTGCAATTGCAGATAAGTTGCGTGATTTAAAAGGCTCAATGACAAAACAAGCTGAACCGTCTTTAATTGTAGGACCTGATGGTAAACCAGCGGTTGTTATTCCTGAACAAGCACAGAAGTTAACGATTGACGAATTACAGAAAAACCTAGAGTCATGGGGTAAGGCTGCCAAAACAGGCGAGTACTCAATGCCGGGTGGTACTGATAATATATTCAAAGGAGTTGCTCCCGGAACTGTTAAGAATATTGCTCGTCAAGTACTAAACGGTTTTAAAGATGATTTAGACGTTGCGGCTTCATCCGGAACACGAGGAGCAGCACAGTTACAAAAAGCTAGAGATCAATTTAGAGACGGATTAAAAGAACTTGATGCTTATGCGGAAACTCCCTTTGTTAAATACTTTATGAAGGACAATCCTTCGGCATTAGATGCTACAGAATCAGTTCAAAGATTAGCACAAGCAACTCCTACCGAAAGAGTTGTTATGTTTAACATCTTAAGTAATACCCGTCCTGACATTGTTGCATCTTTAAGAAAAACACAAATGGATGAACTTGTTTCAGCTTCACAAGGAAACCCTGAAGCACTACTAAGTAGCCTACGAACTGTTATCAATCAGAAGCCGCAACAGGGTTCTATCGGTTTAAATGACTTCTTCTTTCCAACTAAAGGAGAGCAGGCACAAGCTAAAGTATTAATTAAAGACTTAGAAACAATTACAAGAAAACCGGCAGGAGCAGCAGAGTCAATATCGGCTCAATTACAGGGAATCACAACCGAAACAGCGGCGGTAACAGGAGGATGGACTGTTGGTAAAGCAGTCTCCGCTATTCAGGATACAGTAAACCTTGTTTCAGGATCTGCGGCTAGTTCTGAGAAACTTGCATGGATGATGACCAATCCACAAGGAAGAGATATGCTGCGTTATTTAGCAAATCAGAAAGTATCAAATAAGCCTCTTCCTCAAACATATGCAGATTCTCTTAATTTCTTAGCTAAATATACTGCTGCTGGGGCTGTACCTACAGCTCGTGGAGAAGATTTATCATTAGAGCAAACAATGCCTTCTAATATATCATTGCAAGACTTAGAAGCTGAGTTACAAAGAAGAGAAGCACAATAATAAGAATATGATTCCATGTCAGACCAATTTGGGTTTATCGAAGGAGCAAAGTCTGTAACCAGTAGCATGGATGCCAGCCGTGAGGCTAGTAAGTCCATCACTAAGAGTATTGTCGATGTACAGAAGGATGCAGCAGCAGTAGCACAGCAGAAAGATCTAGAACGTAAAAGACAGATACGAGAATCACAGGTCTTTAAAGAGCAGTACTTCAAGAGAGCAATGATGGAATGGCAACGCCAAGAAACCATCCGTATCGAGGAAGCTAAAGTCAAAGCTGATTTCATTAAGAAACACGGCGCTAAACGCTGGAATGAAATCGAATCCATTAAACAAAAGATAGAGAAACAAGACAATGAACTTACTAGAGAGTTTAAAGAAGATTTGGAAAAGGTTCGTAGAGCAATGTTCATGTGCTATGCAGTGGCTGCGGTCATTGCTTGGTATTTAACTTGGGGAGTTAAACAATAATGCTACCATTAATGGCACTTCTTGATGTTGGGATGAAAGTCCTAGATAAATTTGTTCCTGATCCTGAAGCGAAGGCTAAGGCACAGCAAGAACTTCTAAAGATGCAACAAGAAGGAAGACTTGCTGAACTCAATGCCGACATGAATGAACAGAATAACATCTCTGATCGATGGAAAGCTGATCTTGTTAGTGATTCTTGGCTATCTAAGAATATTAGACCGATGTCATTAGTAGCTATCTTTGCTGGTTATTTCTTGTTTGCTATGATGTCTGCCTTTGGTTACGATGCTAAAGAATCCTATGTTAATCTTCTAGGTCAATGGGGTATGCTTATTATGAGTGCATACTTTGGAGGCAGAACATTAGAGAAAATCATGGATATGAAAGCTAAAAACAATGAACCTAAGTCCTAATTTTACCTTAGAAGAGTTAACCCATTCAGAAGTAGCTGAACGTAAGAACCTAGACAATACTCCTAACGCTACAGAGGTTGCTAATCTAACTCGATTGGCAGCCTTGCTAGAGCAGGTTAGAACCCTCCTAAACAAGCCAATAATGATTAATTCTGGCTTTAGGTCTAAACCAGTCAATGACTCTGTCGGTAGCAAGGACACTAGCCAACATAGGATAGGTTGTGCAGCCGATATAAGAGTCCCCGGCATGACCCCTAAACAGGTCGTAGAGGAGTGCATTGCAGCTAATATAGGGTATGACCAAATCATCGAAGAATTCGGCTCTTGGACGCATATAAGCGTTCCTAACGCTACTTCTGACAAGCCCAGAAGACAAG